CGAACCGCCGGGGTTTTGCTTTTTTATTGCCGCTGGTAGGATTGGGGCAAGTTCTCGATATGCCCCCATCTGAGAAAATAGAAGCCCCTGGAATGGCCAGCATGCAGGGGCTTCGTCTTTTCAGTCTCCAGACGAAAAAAAGCACGCGCTGGGCGGGCCGGGATACCGGATTTTGTAGTCGTTAGATAGTCACGCCACGCGATGCATAGATGGCCCTTACCGACTGATAGACTGCCGAATTTTCAGCATCACTCAGCGTTCGGCTGTAGATGGCAGCAAAAGACACCTCTACGTCACCCGTACTGTCTGCACGCAAGCCAGCCGCTGAGCCAATGTAGAATTCTCCGTTCAGCTCAGGCTTTAAGGTCGCCGCATAGAGCGTGGTCAAAGTCGTGCCGGTGGTTTTGTTGTCGATAGTCAGCGATCGCGCTACCGAATCGACGCGAGCAGACGCAAAGATTGTGCTGCCGGCCACCGCAGGTCGGTTGGATGTAATGCTGGAGGCAGACCCGGTTGCTACTGGGACAAGGCCAAGGGCGCTGCGAACATCGGCCGCATCGACCTTGAAAGACAGGCTGAGTCCGTACTTCAAGCCGCCCGTGCCATTATCTCGCCCGAAGTTACTGACAACTTGACGCCATATATTCGTAGCGCCTGCGGGAAACTTTGCAACCATAATCACAGTAGCATCATTCGTTTGCATCACTCCTGTTTTTACAAGCCGCTCAAGGTAACTGAACACCGCATTGCTGGTGTTAACCACTGGGCTGCCCACAACAGAAGCGGCCGGCTTGCCTGGGGCTAGGTTTCGGCCAAGACTAGCTTGGCTACCTCCGAAGAAATTCAGATACTCAAGCCCGTCTGCAACGGCTGGCGTGTAGCTGATCGCATCCGCATAAAAGTCCGCATCTTTAACGATAAGTTTTAGGCTCATTAGATTGTTTCCGGTTGTAGGCTAAAAGCAATGCACCAGTTTTGCAGCGGGTACGGGCGACCAACCAAGGCGGCAATGTTTGCTGCCGGATACTGGCCGCTACCGGCTGTATATTGATACCGATCAGTTGAAACTGTGGGATCGCTGTCACGCAGACAGCCATTACCACCAGATCCTGCGAGGGTTGCGTATTGGACGGTTACCGTAGACGTTGGCGTGTTGAGCAGCTCAATACGTACGATAGTTTCTGTAACTATCTCAACGCTCTTGATAAGCAGAGTGCTACTGGAATCCTTAACCCGAAAACCTTTGTCTACGTATTCCGTGGCTACCAACGATACGTAGGGTTTGTCCCATGCCAGCGGCGGACAAGGCACATGAAAGTCGATCAGAATTTCTTTCCCGCTGATAGTCATTCCGCGAGGAGATAGGGGCTTCCAGCCCTGGCCAAGTGTTACCACGCGATGAAAAACCTTTCCAAGCTGCGCTCCCAGCCAGCGCGAGCCGTTTGAATCAAGGTGGCCGCCTTTATCCGTATATGGATAGTATGGCGCGGCTAGGTACCAGTTTGCTTGCTCCTTGCTCAGCTCCCACTGCGCCATGCCGATCGACAAATCATTAGTGTCACGAGTGAAGGCTGCGCCAGTTTGGTAAGTGATTATTGCCGGAGGGGCCGACTGGCCGGAGATGCCCTGCGCAAGTTCGGCCTTCCAGATATTAGCCTGAGCGAGCAATTTTGCTTTATAGCCATCCTTTGTTGTGTCGCCACCATAGTCCGGGACGTAGTTGTACTCACCCTGAAGCCAGAAAATCGCAGGTATGCAGTATGTGGCGCCCTCAGCGGTAGCAATGTCCTTAACCGCTTGAGTCGCCTGAACAAGGCGCTGATAGATGTCCGGGCTTGCGCCTTTGCTCAGTTGCTCAATTGTGCAGCCTGAAACGCCAGGGCTTGACGTGACGAAAAGTCGGCTGCTATCAAGCGCCAGTCCGTGGTATTGCAAGAATTGCTTGCGAGCAAAGTTCAGCATGCCCACTTCCGGCCCTTCGCCCTGATTCTGCGATCCGGCGGCAAGCGCCGCCACTTCCGCGTCAGTCAAAATACTTGCGCCAGAGCTTGACTGTACGACGGCTTTAAGGGGGCGCAGAGTAGATGTGCCCAGCGGCGTAAACACGGCTGCATCACGGCTTGCCGGGCGCGTGCTGTCACCGTACATCAGGTTCCCGCCGTAAGCGGAGGTGCTCAGCGCGGGCCAAGTCTCATTACCTGTGATGAGGCTCTGGCCGTACGCCAAGCAATGGTTGTACTTTGCCGTCGGTCGCTGGATCTCAGTATTGAACTCACCAAGAACCGCTGACGAGGCTGCCAGGTTTACAGCGTTTCGCTCAGCAAGCCCGCTCGATACTGAATCACCGCCGGACCCGGGAGCGGTAGACATCAACAGATCCTTGAGAACAAAACCGTGAATATCCTGAACAAGCAGAGACTGCCCTACTCCGGCGTTAACAAGATCAAACGCGGGAGTTTGCACGCCTTTCTCAGAAAGGCTGTTTTTAAATGTTCCAAAGTTGCCCGACTTAAGAACCTCAAACAGCCTGAATCCCTGATTATCACAGACCGTCAGGCCTTCCCGCGCCGAAGAAATCTGAGCAATGGTTTTTTCAAGCGATCGCTCTGAAACTTGTTGGTTTTCGGCATATACCCAGTCATTGGATGCCAAATCCCACACCCACCATCCGTCTTTCGAATGGTCAGCATTTCCATCAACGATCCCTACTACAGCATCACGGCTTTGCGGATCTGCCAGCATGTCTTCGTATGCCGTGGGGCCAGAGTAATACTTATTGTTGAGGTCGCCGCCCAGATCGGCGGCCGTCTGGAGCATTTCAGCGTTGGCAGCATCGCGAGTTGAGTTGACGGCGGTCTTCGCAGCAGCAACGGTCGGGTCAACTTCAGCTATAGCGGTGGCAATCAGCGTGTTGAGCCTAGCAATCGAGTAACGACGGACGCCAAATCGATCAGTAAACGAAAGCGCCGTGCCATTCATGGCGATATCAAGATTGTGCGCGTTATCAGACAGATCTTTCGGGCTTGAAGAGCCCAGCGGGTTTCCGGTGTTAAAGGCCATGTATGAACTCCAGGCGCAGGGAATCGCACGGCGCATAGGGCCGTGTGCAAAATGGTTTTGGTTTAAATTCCGGGAGAGCTGGCTATTCAGGCCATTCGCTGTTGACTGCTACGTCGATGATCGGCGAGCCAATAAAGATGTCGGGGAAGTCGCTCCAACCGCCGCGCAAGATTGGCCGCTCCCACAGCTCAAGGCTCGCGCTGAATGACCAGTGATCGACGCCGAACAGGGTCGGGCCTTCGTAGATATCTACGAACTTGGCTTTGTATCTGCCCATCCCGCCGGGAACCAACAGTGGGCATTCAAACCACGCTTCGCCCGAGTTGAGCTGTTCTTCATACCAGGCTTCAAACAGCAATGCCTGAGGGGTGTCGAACATCCAGCGCACAGAGGCCACCGTCGGCACGCTTTTATACGCCCGGCGTGTCTGGGTTCGCCCTGACATCTTCGTAGAACGGCGCAAGGGGCTGGTAGGCGTGAAGCCATACCCATCGCGCAAAGGCGACGGCAGTCCGGCCGGGTACGCAACCAGCGGTATTGGGTCAGCTAGGGGCATAATTGTCGTCGTCCGCGTAGTAGTCGTCCCGGTACTCAATCGCGCTGAAATCGCACGTCCCGTCATCGCCTGGGCTGATCTCACTCATCATCGAGCTGTAGCCAACCCTGGTTGAAGCGGCGAAAAGTAGGCGTGCCGGCTCAATCGACAGATCGGTGACCAGGTCGAAGTCAAGATCAGCCGCGGCGATGCTCATTGTGTATTCACCGGTTTGGGTCGGCACGATCAGCGGTGTGGCAGTACCGTCGTGACGACGGATCATGATCCGAGGGTTTTCGACGTTCCAATCCAGTGGCTCGCTGACCTCCAGAACAATCGTGTCGCCCGCATCTTCTGCGCCAACGATCAGCGCTGACTGACTGGTGCCGGGAATGTCGTCAGCCAGCACGACGTGGTCGAAGCGTTCATAGCAGAGCGCCTCCAGATCAGTTTTGCCGGAGTACGACCAGCGTTGGTACAATTGCTTGCGCAGTGCGCGCATGCCGATGCGCCAGGCACGATCCCGATCCAGCACACCATCAATCGTAATGCTGTCAACCTTTAAGCCCAGGCTTCCATCTATTCGGCACTCGACTGTTTCCTCGCTCCATGTGTTGGCGTCTCGGTATTTCACGTCGACGCCGTCGAAATCGTCCTGCCCGGGCGCTGTGAAGCTGGCCGTGAGCTCGTCGACAAGTTCGTGATTCGTGATCGTGCCGCGCACTGGCTGCACGCCTTCACGGATTGCGCCGATCAGGCCGTCGGTAAGTGTGAGGTGGCTCACGCCTGCCGCGAAGATCGTTTGCAGCACCTCGCGCACCGAAGACTGCTCGGTGTACTCGAAGTCGAAGGTTTCGCCGCGCGGCGTCCAGTAATTCGCCTCCAGTTCCAGCAGCTTGTCGATGTCGACCTCGTCAGCGCTGATGCCTAAGCTCGAAAGCACATGAATCGCTGCATCGCTGATCGAGCGCCCGGTACCGCCCTCATACAGCCGCTCAGCAACGAGCGAGACGCGCCGGTCGGACTGCGCGCCCAGCCGATCACCTGTGCGGATCGTCATCGCGATGGTCGTCACGCCTTCATATGCCGTCGGCGCTGCTAGTTGCGAGCGCAGGCCATACCAGTAGATCGTATCCCGCGTATTGCCGCCGCCCTCCGGCGACTCGCGGCGCAGCCTGAACTGCGGGCGCAACGCATACGGGTAATCGACGCTGAATGTGATCCCCAGCGCATCCTCGCTGTTTTCGGTGATCTCATGCGTGATCCTTGTCCAGGTGCCGCCCAAGGCTGCATCGCGCCATTCAACAAACACCCTGACCGTGGCCGCCCGGCGGTGGCCGTTCGATTTGTACCAGGCAAGACCGCCCGGAAAGTGAAGGTCGTACTCGGACCGCAGTGTCAGCTCTTGCTCTGGCGTGGCCATGAATGGACCGAGCCAGTTGATGTCCAGACTGCCGTCAGACCCCAGCGAGAAGTCCAGCAGCGTGCGCGCCGCGAACCCTGCCCAACCGGTATCGACAACCCCGGTATCGGTCAGGCGCTGCACGGTCATGGTTAGGCCGTCAACGGCGGTGACGTTGTAGCGGTGACCGCGATAGCCCAGCGCAATCCGCTGGGAGCCGTCATCCAGGCCCGCAAACGGCGTGCCGCTCTCGTAGTTCAGCTCGATGTATGCCTGCTGCTCGGCAGTACCGCCGGCGGATGCCGACCCCACGGTATAGATCGGGCCGACACCGAACAGCGCCACCGGCGCGCTCGACTGTGATAACACACCGCCTTTATAAGGGCTGCCTGGTTCTGCGATCAGCAGTCGACCCGAGTTGTCCTGCGCGGTCAGCCCCATGCCGCCAAGTTGAGAAGTGATCGCCGCGACCACACCGCTCATGTTCACGTAGTTTGACGCTAGCGATATGGTGCGCGTGATGCTCTGATAGGTGATCGTCCAGACGACCGAGTTTGTGCCGGAAAAGTCGTACCGGGCCGGAGCCGCGCTGGCTTGTACCGAGGACGGCGAACCGCCAGAGCCGGCCACGGGCGGCACGTATGGCGAGTAGTTCGCGACGACAAGGTCGTAATCAATGTCGGTCGATAACGTGACCTTCATGCCGGCGAACGGCGCCAAATCATCAAGCGACCCAGCGATGCGGTCGTAAGCGCCAACGCTCGAAACCGTGTAGCTGTTTGGCGTGCGCATGGTGACCGTCACGCCCGCATCCCAGGCTTCTGGAAACTCTGGATCTTCACCCGCAAGACTGACGCTCAGGCCGCCCAGCAGCAGCGCATCTGCAATGACCGACGTGCCACCGGAAGCCGTCGACGCTGTGTCGAGCCCGGATGTGCCGGCATCCGTGCCGCTCACCTCGCCCACGCTGTACCAGTTCTGCGCGCGCGGATCGCCCGCCAGACTTTCGCTGGGACCGTAGATCGTGTAGCTGGCATCGGTGCCGAACGCGGCGAGGGGCGTATCACCGATCTTGATGCTGCTCGGCAGGATCGTATGTGAACCGGCGCCGACACACAGGCAAAGGCTGGTATGTAACTCGTTGCGATTCACGAACCGGTTGACGGGCTGCACCACGTAATCGGGATAGACCTTGTACCGTCCGAGGATTTCTCGAATCGGCTCGTTGACCTTCGCCCGGTTCGCCTTCGCGGGGTTTAGGTCAATGGTGTCGCCCTGCCCCGGCGTTGACGCGCCAGGAGTGCTCATGGTCAGCACCATGACGATCGCAACAGCAGCAATGGCCAGCGCAGCCCAAGCTGCTACGGCCACTGCTGTAGCTCTGGCCTGCGGGTAGATCCGCAGATCAGTGTCAGGCATGACGACAAAGCTTTCCCACGCCTCAACCGGCAGCGTTGCGCCGTCTACATCAATGCAGATGGGGTGCTCGCGCTCCAGGGTGAAATCTGGAGCCAATTGCTTGAGCCAGTCAGTCAAGGGAAATGGCTTGGTGACTGGATGGCTTTCCAGCGGCTCACCGTGCAATCGGCTCGGGTAGATCCTGATCATCGGTAATACTCCACCTGGGCAAATTTCCGCTCAAAGCGCTTGAGCGGGGTCAGCGTGACATTGCGGCGCGGGTTGATCTCCAGAACCTCAAGCGCGCCGTCGATTTCCAGCACGATTGCGACGTGGTCCTGAACTCGCCCCCGGTACGCAGCGACAACCGCGCCATGGCCGGGCTCGCAAGGTGTCACTGCCGTCCTGATCATCTCGTCGCAGGCGCTGGCAAACCCACCGTCCGCCTTGCGCATCTCTGACCACTCCGGCCAGGCCGGCAGCCCAAGGTCGCGCCGGACTTCGAGCACCAGCCCATAACAGTCAACGTGCGGCCACAGTCGGCCGCCCTCGACATACTGACCGAGGGTGTATTTGTCCGTATTCATAGGTAGCGCAGCCCTGGGAAGCGGTTGAGGGTGTAGCGGTTACGCGGCCAGGCCGTGTCGAGCAGGTCGAAATAACCCGCCGTAAAGCTGACCTGTGTTGCTGTGACCGAGCCGTTCTTGATGCGGAACCGGTGCGGGGCATGGGCCGGCGCGCCGAGGTCATCCGAGGTGTATGCCCGGTAGGTCAGGGTCATGCTGCGGCCAGCCGCCAGGGATTCGCGCACGAGCCTGGAGGCCACACCATCAATGTTGCTGATCGCAAATTGAAGATCCTGGGTGCCGTCGTCATTGCGCGCCGGCAGCGCCAGATCCATTCCGCACGGGGTGCAGGTGACCACCTCGCCCGACTCCAGGATGATGGTCAGCTCGTCCCAGCCCTTGGTGAGCCAGAACGTGCTGATTCCATCGGTGATCTGGAGGACTTCGTGGATGATCTCCGGGCCAGCGCTGGCATAGAGCCGCTTCAAGATGCTCATCGCGCCCTCCTTTTGACGTTGTAACCATTGACCAAGGCCTTGGCGACATCGCCATTACCGCGCGCCAGATTGCCGGCAATGCGCCGCTCAGCCTCACGAATGAAGATTTCCTGCGTATCACCGTTCTGCTGCGTCTCAACCTGAACCCCGGCGTAGTTGTGCACAACGGTGTTCATCTGCATCGGAGCCTGAGCTCCAGCTGCACCGCCGGACTGCATGCCGCCGCGCTTGCTGGCAGCCGCAGAGATTGGCGTTACGTTGCCCTTGCGCAGCGCTTCAACTGTGGCCACACCGCCAAACTTGCGAATGTCGGATTGCGACCAGACGATCTCGCCCTTGTGGACGGTGCCCGCCGGGTCGTTAACGCCGCCTGCGCCGGTATAGCCACCACTGGCGAAGCCGATGCCAGCGATCTGAGCAACGTTCGCAGCAGCGGCCACGCCAACACCTGCGGCGGCGATGAAGTTGAAGGGTGGAGGGAATGCGCCAAGTGCACGCTGGACGCCCAAGATGCCCTGAATGGTTGCCTCGGCAATCGCAGCAGCCTTGCCGATCGCCGCCAGTTTTTTGTTTTCCGATTCGCTCAGCGCAGCCATGTTCCCGAAGAAGTCAGCAGCGCCGATCATGAGCGCGCTGTTTTTGGCTTTCTCGATGCTGACTCGCTGCTCCCTGGCTTGCTGATCGATATTGGCGATACGATCGGCGTAGGTCTGTTCGCTTATCGCCTTCTCATCAAGGTAAGCGTCTTGCTTAGCTAGTTCGTTGGCGCGCCACTCATCGAGCTTTACTGTTGCATCGTTCAGTCGGTCGATTTCGCTGTACGGCCCCCCGACTGACGCATCCAGGCCAGGAGCTGTGGGCGCCTCCGACACCCCCTCAACAGTCCCTGGCTTTTGTGCCGAACTGAGATTGATATCGCGAATTTTGATGAGCGTTTCGAGGCGCTTCATGGCCTCGGTATTTCCCTGTCGCTCGTACTCAGCCATCAAGGCCGCGTCATCCAGCGACGACTTGAGGCTGTTTGCCTCTTTAAGCTGGCCAGTCAGCGTCAACAGCTGAACCTGATCCTTTTGCGCTTGCTGAATGCTTTTGCTGATCTCTGCTTCGCGCTCAAGCCCGGCATTCTTCTTCAGCTGTGCGGTGATCAGATCGTGGCTCGCCAGTAGCGACTTCTGGTCGGCGGTCAGGGTCTGCTTGCCCTTGATATCAGCAAGCTGCTGCTCCCACTTGATCAGAGCCTGAGCCTGGGCGCCTAGCTTCTGGGTGGAGATACCTTGACCGTTGATCGAGGCATTCTGCTGAAGCAACACGGCATTGGTCTGGCGGGCTGCGTCCAGCATCTTGAGGCCGGCGTCTTCGGTGTAAGCCTTTGGAGCCTTTGGCGTCTCCGGCTTTTTATCCTTGTACTGCTCTGCTGCCGCGTCTTTCAGCTGCTTGATTTGAGCATCTGAATACGCCTGGCCGCGACGACTTGCAGACTCGACTTGCTTGTCGATCTCGACGTAACGAGCTTTCAGCTTTTCAGCATTTGAGGCCGAATTCTTCAGCGCCTCGCTAAGCTTCCCTTGATTCTCGATTGATTCCTTGTCAAGGCGTAGCGCCTCGGCCTTGGCGGCAGCGCGACGATCATCCTCATCCTTTTGAACATACAGATCGGTGATTGCCAACTGCGCACCGCTCTCGCCAGCGCCAAGCTCGCCGAGGTTCGGGTTGTCGTCGAAGATGGTAGGCGTTTTGGCGTTACGAACCCGATTCAGCCGGTCTTCAAGCTTGATCAGCTTCTGCTCGAACGTGTCTTCTCGGCCAATGTCCAGGACCGCATCCCATGCGCCCTTGGCTGCCGACTTAACTCCGTCCCATGCTGTCTCGACAAGGCCGAGTTTGCTTTTAATGAGGTCGGCCCGCGAGCTAATGGCTTCGGCATAGGCTTTCTCAGCAAGGTTTGCAGCGCCTTGTTGATCGCCCTGTTTCGACAAGGCCTCAATTTGCGCGTAAGTCGATGCCGTCAGGTAGCCAAGCTGTTCGTTCAGCTCTGCCGAATATTTCACTGGATCTTTCGCCAGCTTCTCGAAGTCCGCTACGGTTTGGCTTGCGGCCTTTCCGGTGGCGCCTTCCATCTTTAGCGCCGCAGTCGCGATCATTTCGAAAGACGATGCGGGTATTTTCGAAGATCCAGCCAGCTGAGCCAGCACTACCGATGCCGCGTCGATAGTCCCCACGGATCTGCTGACATTGGCGGCCATCGAGCTAATGGCGCCGGAACTTGTACCTGCCGCATTGCCCGTCAGAATCAGGGCCTGGCTATAGGCGTCGGCCTCCTTTGATCCCTGGTAGTAGGCCAGGCCAAGCGTGCCGACTGCCGCGGCAGCCACGGTGAACGGGTTGATCAGGCTGGCAACGTAACCGCCAAGCGCCTTGGCAGCCGGGCCGACGCCGCCGAACATATCTTTGAGCTGGCCGCCTTGCTGCAGGAACACAGTCAGCGGAGCCTGTCCACCCTGGAGCGAAGTGGCGATGTCAGTGAATTGCGCAGGCACACCGCGCAGGACAGCCGCCGTCTGTTTGGCTGAAATTCCAGTCTTTCCCATGTCGGCATTGAAGCGGCCGAGCTCGGCGCGGGATGCGGCAATTTTCCCCTGGTAGTCGTCAAAGGTTGCCTTGTCGAGCTTGCCTTCCTTTCTGTGCTTGGCGAGCAACTGCTCTTGCTTGTCCAGTTCGCCCAGGCGACGCACAACCGGGTCGATCTGGCCTAGCAGACGCTCAAGCTCGTCAGTCTCATCCTCGATAGACTTGGTAGCCTTTTCGGCACCCCTGCCCATCTTTTCCATGCCTGCGCCGGCCTTGTTAAGCGCCGGCTGAATGCTCAGGCCCGCATCTTCCAGCGCCTCAAGTGCCTTGCGCGTGTCCGCCGCCTTTGCTTCGGCGTCTCGACTGTCCAACTCAATGACGAGGCGGGATGTTTGGGCCATTGCCTTTCTCCAGATATAAAAAATCCCGCAAGAGCGGGCTTTGTGCGCCAGGCGTGGCTATGGCGGGGACTCTTCCTTTGCCTCAAGACATATCGCGTCCAGGGTGTAGACGACCTCATCGATCTCCCGGCGCGGCATAGTCGGCGGGTGCGCCTCCAGCCAATCCGATATTTCCCTGGCTGACAGCGGCAGCGGGAAAGCACCGGCCATCGTTGTAATGAACCGGCGACCGCGGGTGATATTGCGGAAGGTGCTCAGCAGGTAGTCGGTCATCGGGTCCGTTTCCGGCTCATCCGGCACCGCCATGTTCAGCTTCTTGTAAATCAGTCGACGCTTTTCCGTCTCGCCGCCCCACTCTTTTTCCCACTCGAAGCGGGCAACGACTTTCCCACGGTCTCAGCCAGTTCCTTTTTCGCCTCGATGGCGGCCTTTCCCGATTCTTTCAGGACGAATAGGAAGAATTCGATGTTGGAATCGAGCATCTGCTCGGCGTCTCCGGCGCTGTACGCCAGCGGGTTGCCTTCCGCATCCTGCACGCCAGCCCAGTCCTTGACGATGAACTGGCTTAACAGCCTGCATTGTGTCTGATGCTCGGTGGTCTCGCCGTCGATCACGCCTACGACGCCAACACCGAACTGGGCATCCGCATTGCGCAGCTTGCGGCGTTCGCGCTCAAGGGCGACCGCGTATTCTGGGTTATCAATTCGTGCCAGCAACACTTTGGTGTCGTCGTCATAGGCGACCCACTTGGTTTCTGAGGTGCTCTGGTCTTTCTTGGTCAGTCGCAAAGCCATGATTATTCCTCACGCCACGCCGAAAAGGACCGCCCCGGCTGGCGTTGGTGCCGGGGCAGTCAAGGGGTGTATCGGTGTTACGAAACGGTGATGGTTGACACGCTGAGCTTCGTGCCGTCGTACTTGCTGGTCACGGTGATGGTCGCCGAGCCCGATGCCACACCAGTGACCAGGCCGGTCGAGCTCACGGTCGCCTTGCTCGGCGCGCTGCTGGTCCAGTTCACGCCTTGCGGGGCGCCGGATGGCAGCACGGTCGCGGTCAGCTGCTGCGTGGCAGCTACGGCAATAGTCGCGGTACCAGGCGCCACGGTGATGCTGGTAGGTGCCACGTATGGCGCGCGAGTGATGGTCGGGGCGAGCTTGGCCACGGTGTAATTCAGCGTCAGCTCGACCAGATCCTTTTTGCCGCCGTTCGGCAGTTCGCCGTCGACTTCCACCGCCGGGAAATCGAAGGTGTACTTGTTGCCCATGCTATCGGTGATCGGGAACTCGACCGACACCGGTTTGCGGGTGAAGGTGTTCTTCCAGATGCCCCAGGCCGTCGGAGACCAAGCCAGCGTGATAGTGCCGGTGATGGCCACCTCGGTGGCGATCTGTGCCCCAGGGCCCATCTTGTCGGTGCCGATGCAGCGCTGAGCCTGCAGGCCGTTGTCGAGGCTGATGGTCATAGCCGAGACGCAGGCCTGACCTTCCAGCGATACGCCGTCGACCAAGAGAGCGCCGACGTTGCCGTTGCTCATGAATGGGGTTGCGGTCGGAGCTGCCGGCGCAAGTACGATCGGCGCGTTGCTGTCGGTGTAGTCCAGGCACGCAGTGCCGAAGGTGACTGTGACCTTGCCGTCGCTCGGGATGTCCAGGGCAAACGTCGGGATATGCACGCCCTTGAACAGGGAGTAAACACCAACGTCCATGTAGTTCTTGGCGATGCTGAAGGTGTGGCGCACGTCGCCTACGGTCAGCACGTTGCTGGTCCAGTTGCCGTAGAAAGCGGCCTCCAGCAGCTTGTCGAAGCTGCCGTAGGACAGTTCGGCGGTCAGGTCGCCGCCGATATCGGTACTGGTCACGACCGAACCCTGGCTTATGCGCGAGTCGGTGATCTCGTCGCTGGTCGCCGTGTTGACGGTCGGGGTCATCGCATTGCCGGTCAGCCGGAGCGTGTCCCAGGTGCCGACCTCCGGGGTCACGCCGGGCGTCACCTCGGGGATGATGTAACTTGTAACCTTGGCGCCGCTCGACATAGTGAGTCTCCAGATTGCGGACATGAAAAAGCCCGCGCATCGCGGGCTGTTGTTGGTGCGTTGCGCTGGATCAGCCGGCGCGGAACCGGATATTCACGTTTATTTGGTAGAAGCCGTTGCCGTCGTCACCGACCACGGCCTGACTGACCTCCATGCATTCAAGGTCGCCGGCGGTCCAGTAGCCGAAGTGCGCTTCGAGCGCGTCAGCCAAAGCAGTGATCGTCTTCATGTTCGTGCGCTGCCTGGCGAAGCACTGAAACACAATCTGCCCGGGCTTGCGGGTGTATGGCTTGTCAGCCATTCCTGCCATGAAGGCCGTCGCGAACTGGATGGTCATTCGGCACCACACACCCTCCGATGGGGGTTTGAAGATGCCGGATGTGTCGAGGTACTTAGGCGGGATCACGGCGTTTGGGTAGAAGATCCTGTCCTGGTCGATACCCGTAAAAGCAACGGTCCGGGCCGTGATGGCCGCGCGAATCTCTTCGTAGGTCATCTGAACATCTCCGACACACTGATGAATGCGAGTTCGTACAGGCCGTTCGGTGCCTGTCCCGAGTGACCTTGCTCCAGGCGCTCGGCATACGGCAGGTTTGTCTGGATGAAGACTTGGGTGTAGGGCTCCAATCCAGAAAGCGCAGCCATGCCCTTACTTTGCGTCTCCGATCCACTTGGGTCGATATTGGTTGTGACCGTGTAAACCGGACTGCCAATGCTGACGATGTGACTGCCCCGGAAGCGGCCGCCGGTGTAGCCAGGCGGTGGCGGATCCTTCCATAAGTCAGGATTGCCGACCGGAGAGCGCTGAATGACTTCGTTGAGTAGCGCCAAAGCGATCGTGCGCACCCGCTTGCCAACCTCTTCATCCACCATGTCAGCAAACGCCGACGGCGGAATACTCCAGCCAGCCATTACACCGCCCTCAACTGGATTTCGTAATGCGCCTCGGCGGGGTCCATCGTGACGCTCAGTACCTCAGAGCCGTTGATCTTGTGACCGACCTGAGGCGTCCCGGTCACTTCGTTGGTCAGGGCGATCAGTAGCTGGTCAGTGGACTTGATGTTGATCCCGTCCACCAGTCGGACCTCGTAGGCATCGAAGACGCCACGCCCGGTGTACTCGATCACGACCTCGCCAGTGGTTTCTTCTGTCACGGGGTCAACAGTACCGGGCAGCGTGATGCCGCCCGTGAACGTCTTCACCGCATCGGCCAGGTCGGTGTCAAAGGCTTCAGCCATGTCAGCCTGGATATCCTCGCGCAGCCCCATGTCAGCCTCTCACCAGCTTGATTTGATTGGTTGTCGTCCAGGGCTTGATCAATGCCAGGGCAAACGACTCACCGGCTGTCATGGCCTTCGACCCCTCGGAGAACACCTTGCTGGTACTGACGCTGCCAGCCTTCACCGATGTCTCGGCGACCTCGCGAGCCTGAGCGCCATACAGTCGACCTGCTGCCGCCTCGGTGGCAATTTCAGCACCGGCCTGAACGACGGCGTCCGGCGTCGGATCGACCACATTGCGCACTCGCTCAGTGAGCCAGGTGTTCGCCATCAACACCGCGCGCGGCTTCTTGTCTTCGGTCGCCCATTCGACGCCCAGCAGGCTGTCCACCTGCGCGATGGTGATGAAGTCGGTCATGGGTTATTCCGCCGGCAGGAGCGCTTTCAGCTCGTCCAGGGTTGCGTCGTCATTGAAGGTGATGCCTTTTTCGGTCAGCACAACCTTCAGCTCGGCGACCTTTTCAGCGACCTCGGCTTGATCCAGCAATGCCTGCAGGTCAGGCTTCTTCGCTTTCGGGTCGAACTCGATACCTTTTACGGTCAGGACTTCGCGCAGCTTGGCGATGGGCATCTTGCCGTCTGCGTTGTTATCAGCATCTTGCTCGGCAATCGCGTCGGCAATCTCTTGAGCGGTGCTGCACGACTCGTAGCCTTCTGGCGGGTAGTTCGACGCGAGATAGCCAGCAGCAACAAACTCGGTCACAGTCGGGCCGTCACTACGCAGCATCTCTACCAGGTCGAACGCCTCCAGGTACGCAGCAGGCGCGTCACCTGCCACGCCGTCGGCATGTTCGATGAAGTCACCTGCGCGGTAGGCATTCGGGTCGCGAATAGTCAGGCCTGCCGCCTGAGCCTTAATGATCTGTTCAGCGCTGGCCGGGCCGCGCACGAACCACAAAATCTTCTTGCTCATGTCTCACCTCGGGAAGCGAGGGGCTCGAAAGCCCCTCTTTCGGTTACTTGCTCAGCACCAGAACGCCGGCAGTGTCCTTGACGCTGGAGGCGGTGCGCTCCCAGTTGGCCGAGGTGCCGATGGCGGTATCGTTTGGCGATGCGCCGCCGGCGGCGGTCTTCCAGGTATGACCCAGAACACCCAGGTTGTAGCTCCACTCCGCCTGATAGACCGAGCCGAGGTTTTCCTTGCCGGTCGTGCGGTTCAACAAGGCGTCGAAGTCGTTGTTACCGGTGACCGCGATAGCGCTTTGAACCAGGCCCAGAGAGCGGAACGACTGCGGATTGGCTACCGGATCAGAGCCGGCCGGCACGATCAGTGCGTCCGAGTCGGTCACCACGAACAAGCGCCCGAACGGATCGCGCATGACGTTTACGCCGTCATAGGTGAACAGGTTTTCAGCGTTGGTCAGTGCATTGTCGTAGAGCTCGCTAACGACGCCGGAGTGCAGAACCCAGGCATTGATCGCGTTTGAGCGGTCGCCGAACTTGAACGCGGCGCGGTTGAGGGCCTTGAAGGTCGGGGCGTCAGTCGCGACGCCGAAGGTCGCGTCGGCGTGACCACTGATTGCGGCAACTGCACCACGAATGCCGGTGTTGAGCATATCGGCGACGCGTGCACGGCCCAGTTGCTCGCCGATGGTCAGGGCAGCCAGCGCCGGGTTTTGAAGAACCCAGTTGTACTGTGCGGCCTCGTATTCAATTGGCGGGGTGCCGGCCGCGACCTTGACGGAGGCGTTCAGCAGTTGGGTCAGTCGAGTTGCAGCGACAGTGCCGGTGCCATTGACGTTGCGACGACGAACCAGGTTACCGATCAGCTTGAAGCTGGCAGTGATGTCGAAGTCGCCCTGCGCGGGAGCGTTCTGCAGAACGATGGTGCCGGCCGATGCTTCGTTGAACTTATCGATGGCCTGAGCCACGGTTTCGGTCAGAGCCGTGTAGGTCTGTTTGTTGAAAATAGCGAGATCGAAAGCCATTTATGGCTCCTTATTTGATCGTTTCGAGGTAGGCGACCTTTTCCGCATCCGTCTTGCATTCAGACAGAGACTTGGGTGCGCCGGGATGGGGGTTGCCATTTCCGTTGGGCGCCCCGCTGCCTTTGGCACCGGAAGGCTTGAGGATGTGGTCTTTGTGCGGGTACGCCTCGACGAGCGTTTTCAGGGCCTCGTCGAAGTCGGCGAGCTCACCCGGGCGCGCCTGGCTGAAAATCTTGTTGCCGTTCGCGTCATAGGCAACGACCTTGCCTTCTTCGATTTTGAAAGCCTTGCCGAACGTGGCCTGCACCATGTCGGCCGGAACAGCCAGCTCGTCGGCGATCATCTTGGAGCGAGCAAAACTGCCACCGATCTTCTCGGCGTAGAGTTGCTGCTCAAAGCTTTGCACCTTGCCGTTGGCTTCATCCAACTGCGCCTGGAAGGCCTTGCTGATCTCGTTGCGAACCGTGTCGATCTCACCGGCATCCACCAGTTGTTTCTGATCGAGCTTCGAAACAATATCCAGCGCCTTACGCGCGGCAGCTACATCCGTGATCCCCTCAAATCCTTTCAGGGCCTTCTCAGCGTCATCCGCACGGACGCGATTGTCGCGAGATTCGCCATTGAGTCGGGTGATCGTGGCAACGGTGCCAGGCGCATCAAATGCCACCTCGGTGCCGTTGTCGTGGACATAGACAGGCTTTCCATCTTGGAAAACCGCATTGCCGTTTTCGTCGAGTTTCAACTTCATTTGGATCTCCGGGCATCCGCCCATCTGCTGAGCCATCCGGCCCGATGTCGCCCTGCCCCATCCGGAACAACAGGCATAAAAAAGCCCCAGCGGATGCAGGGGCTTGAATTTTGGGTAATAAAAAACCCGCACTTGGCGGGCTTGTGTGTGTTGTGGTGTTACTTGCTCAGGACAACCCTCTCGCCTCTCATGAAGCAGAGTGCGCACAAGATCTGTCTCGTGCCGCCAGTGGCTTTGCCGTCCTTGTACATCATGCCGATTTTCGTCTGGATGACCTCGGCCCCGCCGCAGCGATGACAGCGGATCATCTCGGCAGGCCTGGGCATTTCGCGCATGCGCTTCATTGCCCGCTCTTTCGAAGTATCCGGAGCGGGTGTTCCTTCGATCACATGGAATTTCGGCTTATCAGTCATAAGGCCATCATAGCCCAGCTTTGGCGAACGACGCTGCATCGCGATCGCGCAATTCGTCCAGGGTCAGGAATTTCCCCTTGTCGTTGTAGAACTTGCCGACATCGAGGTTGCCATCACGCAGCAGCTTGCCGCGAGTCGGGCCCAGGACCTGATCCTGTCGAGCAGCACTCTGTGCCTTCAGCCATTCGCCATAGTTGATCGAGACCGGAACCTGACCATCCATGCTGGCTCGAGTGCTTTCCGACAGCCCCTTCGACAACCGCAACTCTTCCCAGCCCTTGATGATCGGCGTCGAGGTGCTGCGGCAATTCCAGTGCAAGCGGCCAGGCCCGCTCAACCAAGGCACTTTGTGACCCACTGGCTGATGGGTGTCACAGGTGTAGACCAGTCGGTCCCGGAGGCGACATGGCGCCGATGTCTTACTGTCCAGCGTACTCAGCCAGCGGACCTCTGAGACGATATCAGCGTTGGCCTTGTAGAAAGCATCGCGTGCCCCCTGTGCCGTATGGCTGATCGCCGTCCGGACGACGGCCTCGATGTCTTGCCGACTGCGATTCAGCAGGCCGTCGGCATACCCCTCGGCCTTGATGCCCATGACGCGCCGAACGATCTGCTCGGTGGTCTGACCCTCGACCATACCGATACGGATGCCGTCCCGAATGCGCTCCGCCCTGCCCGCCTCAAGGTCGCTCATCCATTCCTTGAGCAGCTTGCCCTGGAACGGTCGGGACATCGCGATCTGGCGTGCCTGCTCCAGATTGATCGTGTTCAGCGAGACGACCACCCGAACTTCCTTCGGGATCACCGCTGCGAACAGCTCTTTCTGGTAGCCGATCTCGTAGTTGGCCAGATCGCTAACGACCTCTACCAACACCTTGCCCACTTCGGCATAGATCGACTTGTTGAGCGCCAGGACCGAGGCGAGCACCGTGTTCAGGCGCTGCGCGGTGAAGGTATCAGTTCCGGCACTCTCAATCGCAGCGATCAACTGCGCTCGAAGGTCGGCGTCGACACTGTTGAGCAGCGCCATGATTTTGCGCACCTCGGCGTTACTGAGGTGCTGCAGGTCCACGGCGTGACCAATCGATGCCGACTGAAGCTGCTCGTTGACCGTCGCCATTTACATTGCCCCCAGTGCCGGCCCCTGCGCTTCCAGCCGATCCTTCTCCACCGCCCAGTCCAGTTCGTCGCTGATGACTCCGCGGCGCTGAGCTTCGGCAAACAGTGTTTCGTCGGAAAGCTTGCTGGCATTGGCCATATTGAGCAGGAACGGCAGGCTGACCTCGGGCGCGTAGTCGGAGTCGAAGTTGCCGCGCATTTCTACATGGCCACCCTCGGGCAGCTTCTGATAGCTCGCCATGAACTGGAGCAACTGAGCAATGAAGTCAGAAAACTGCTCACTCATACGAGCAAGCGGCGACAGCTCTTGCGCTGCTTCTTCATTGGCCTGGGTCGCGGTCTTGGTCTGCTGCTTGTCCTTTTGCAGCAGCTTGGCACCCGACATTCGCATGTCTTCGACCAGATCCTGCAGCGACAGCCGGCCCGCCTCGATAGCTGCCCCGGTGTGCTCGACGTACTTGGCGTTGCCATCCTTCGGCATGCGGGTTGCACTGCCGGAGCTGATAACCAGCTTGAACTGTTCGTCATCGGTGAACATAAACAGCAACGGCACCCGTGCGATGTGCAGGAGGTTGTCCTGATCGCTCTGCGACTGCCAATGCTTGACGTTTAAATGGGCCAGCTCCAGTAGTGGTGGCTTGGCCTCCATGAAGCCGACACGCTTCGTGTAGAAGGTCGCCCACGGGATGAAGTCGAGACTGGTCTGCCCTTCTTGATGAACCCCCCAGACGCCAGTGGCTTCCACTATCCGGTAGATCTTCCATGAGCCCGGTTCAAACACCCGGATCTGCGTGATCATTTTGCTGCCGAAAGCCCCGTCAGGTACTGACACTTGCTCGGCATAACGAACCATCCTCAAAGAGCCAGCCTCATCCCGCCAGCCTCTGACCTGATCAGGATGAACCAAAACGGCGTATGGGCGCCCGCCTGCAGCCTTCTCTTCGGCCCGGTTGCGCACGTCGCCTGCGGGCTGGTGATCAATAAAGGCATGGCACAGACCGAATCCAAGACCCAGCTCAAAGGTTCGGGCTGCCCAATTGTTCAGGTCGCTGCCGCCCATATCGAAGTCACTGCACAGCGCGGCAATCGACTCAGGGATATCCTCGCCCAGCTGCAATGGCTCGGCAAACACCCGACTGGTGTTATTCGCCACTGTTTCGGAATAGGCCGGCAGCAATGTGGACAGTGCCAGGCGCTGATTGTAGGAATCTTGTTCTTCGGCGGGATACTTCGGCAGGAGCGTTTCGCCCTGCTCGCGCATTGCCTGTGTTCCATCCATCAGCGGCGCAACAATGTCCCAGTAGGCACGCATGCGGTCCACCGCCGGAAGCGTGGCGCTTGGGTCATCACTCATGGTCAGATTCTCAGGGATTGGGTGGAGGTTGGTACAGGCTTGCGCTTG